GCGACAGCAAGGCCACGAGAGCACGGCAGTGGGCAAGTATCAGATCCTGCGGGGAACCTTGACCGACATTATGAGCAAGGCCGGCGTGGGCTTGAACGATCGATTTGATTCTGCCACCCAGGACAAGCTGGCCGTGGCCTTGTTGAAACGCCGCGGACTGGAGCAGTTCCAAAGAGGCGTGATCACGCCCAATCAGTACGCTGATAACCTCGCACAGGAGTTCGCCAGCCTGCCCAATGCCAGCGGACAGAGCGCGTATGCAGGAACTGGTTCAAACAAGAGCCTGGTGTCGAGAGATGAGTTCATGCGAGCCATATCGGCCCAGACCGGGGGAGTGTTCGCCGGACCAAAATCTGGCTATTCAGCCACCTTGCATGGCACGGAAGCAGTGGTGCCCTTGCCCGACGGCAAGACCATACCAGTGACCATGCCCAATCTCGACCGGAGCATGCAAGATCAGGCCAGCATGCTGGGCGCGCAGCTGATCGCCCTGGAAGAACTGGTGCGCTACATGCGCGACAACAACGCCATCAGCACGAGGATCCTGCAGGCAGCCAACAACTAGCGGTAAATATCTGCTACCGCGAGGAATTATATGGCCGGGTGGCGCAAGTATTTCAAAGTAGCAAACACTGGTGGGCAACTGAGCCCGATATCAGGCAATGACTCATATGGTCTGCCGGGCTATGGCCGGAACGACGGTCGCGATCCCATGCGCGGCCATGCGGACATCGTTTACCGCAACTATGCCAGCCGCCTGCCAGAAGTGTACACTGGCCATCCCAATCGTATCGAGCGCTACAACCAGTACGAAGCCATGGACCAGGATAGTGAGATCAATGCCTGCTTGGACATCCTGAGTGAATTCTCCACCCAGGCCGATGCCCAGGACAATCTCCCGTTTGAAGTGCGCTACAATGACAAGCCTACCGATCACGAAGTGGACATCATCAAGAAGCAGCTACAGCAGTGGGTGAAGCTGAACAAGCTGGACCAGAGGATCTTCCGTATCTTCCGCAACTGCATCAAGTATGGTGACCAGGTGTTCGTGCGGGACCCTGAGACCTTCGAGATGTACTGGGTGGACATGACCAAGGTCGCCCGGGTGATTGTCAACGAAAGCGAGGGCAAGCGGCCCGAGCAGTATGTGATCCGCGACATCAATCCCAACTTCCAGAACCTCACGGTAGCGGCCAAGACCACCACTGACTACCAGTCAAATCCACCCTCATCTGGCTATGTGGCTCCCTACAACTACACCATACCCAACGCCACATCGGGCGCGGGCGCCAGCCGTTTTTCAGCGGCCATGAACGAAGCGGTGATAGACGCCAAGCACGTGGTACACTTGAGCTTGACGGAAGGCTTGGATTTTTACTGGCCTTTTGGGCAGTCGATCCTGGAAGTGATCTTCCGGGTGTTCAAACAGAAAGAGCTGTTAGAAGACGCTGTCTTGATCTATCGCGTGGCGCGTGCTCCCGAGCGGCGGATCTTCAAGATTGACGTGGGCAACATGCCTTCGCACCTGGCCATGCAGTTCGTGGAGCGGGTAAAAAACGAAGTGCACCAGCGGCGCATACCCAGCTATACCGGAGGCGGTGACCCCGGTGCCGGGCGCCACATCATGGACTCCAGCTACAATCCCTTGTCAATCAACGAGGATTACTATCTGCCCAAGCGCGCGGATGGATCGGGCTCGGAAGTGACCACCTTGCCCGGAGGATCAAATCTAGGCGAGATCGACGATCTCAAGTATTTCAACAACAAGATGTGCCGCGGTCTCCGCGTGCCTTCTAGCTACTTGCCCACAGGTCCGGACGATTCGGATCGCACGCTGCAGGACGGCAAGGTGGGCACTGCGCTGATCCAAGAATACCGTTTCAATCAGTACTGCGAGCGGCTGCAGCGCACTATCGTGCAGAAGCTGGACGACGAGTTCAAGATGTTCCTGCGCTGGCGCGGCTTCAACATCGATTCGGGCCTGTTTTCCATCGCGTTCAATCCGCCCCAGAACTTCGCTTCGTATCGTGAAGCCGAGCTGGACACCAGCCGCGTGAACACCTTCCAGGTGCTGGATGCTGTGCCCTACATGAGCAAGCGATTCCTGCTCAAACGCTATCTTGGACTCAGCGAGCAGGAGATCTCCGAGAACGAGCAGATGTGGAAGGAAGAGCGCACCGAGGCCGAACCTCCAGCAGCAGCTGGTACCGATCTACGCGCAGTGGGCATCACGCCCGCTGGCTTGGAGGCTGACATCACGGCCGGCCAAGAGTTTGGACAGATGGCGCCTGACGTACCTGGCGCCTTGCCCGGAGCTGGCGCTGCAGCACCTGGACAGCAGCCCGCAGCAGGAGCAGGTGCACCGGCAACAGCCGCTCCCGCACCCATACCTGGCTAAATATTGGCATGATCCTGAACGAACTGTACGAGCGGTCGCCCCAAGCCTATCAAGATGTCGCACAAGACAACAGCCAGCCACGACTGCACGATCTCCGCAAGACCAAGCTCACGCTCCGCCAGCTCAACAAGCTGCGCAGGATGAACGATGTGCGCGCCTACGAGTTCAAAAAGAAGTTGAAAGACATTCAAGTACAGTACGCCCCTCCCGCACAGCCCATGGTATGACCGTTTTGTGACCAAAAACGGGCCATATTACCAGAAAAACCTCTGATAAACATCCTGTTTTTACGGCCATCTGTAAATATCCTACAGAGCCATTACTTTGGAGGGTCTCATGAACAAATTTGAACAACTGATCGAATTCGTGATCAATGACGAAGAGGCGAAAGCCCGTGAGCTCTTCCACGACATCGTCGTGGAGAAGAGCCGCCAAATCTACGAAGAAATGATGGAAGAAGAAGCCGTAGAAGAGGCCAAGGAATCGGAAGAGGAACTTGAGGAAGCCGAGTCCACACATGACGAAGATGAAAAAGCCGAAAAAGCCGGCAAAAAAGTCACCAAAGACATCGAGTATGATGACAAGAAAGATCGCACAGACGAAGATGAAGAAATGGACGAGTCTGTCATGGACGAAACCATGGGCGGCGACCAATCCGATGACCTGATCGACGACATCGAGATGGAAGAAGAAGGCATGAGCATGGAAGGTGAAGGCGAAGATGCCATGGGCGATGCTGATCTCGAAGATCGCGTGGTCGACCTAGAAGACAAGCTGGACGAGCTCATGGCTGAATTTGAAGCGCTCATGGGCGACGAAGGTGCAGGCGAAGAAGAAGTCGAGATGGACATGGACATGGACACACCCGACATGAGTGGTGAAGAAGTGGCCGATGACGAGCTGGAGACCGAAGGCATGATGAAGATGCCCATGGAAGAAGCCGTCAGCCTCAAGGCAGCTCCTGCTCCCGTGAAATCAGAAGAAGCTGGGATCAACAAGAAGTCCACCGTGGCCGCCAACTCTGGCGCCAAAGGTGCCATGGCCAAGCCCGTGCATGTCACAGGCGAGACCGCACAGGGACGTCCTGCTCCCGGCACAAAAGAACTGATCGGCCGAGTGCAGAACACACCTGCGCAAGGCTCGGTCAAGATGGAACCGGCTACCAAGCCGCACTTGGCACAGGCCACGGGCGTGAACACCAAGACCCCGTTCCCTAAGGCCTAAGGACCCGAGGATAAATGGCTCTTTACCTCAGAGAAAATCTTACTTTCACCCAGGCCAACATCGTAGTCGAAGGCACGGGTGAAGGTAAGAACCTCTATATGAAGGGCATCTGCATCCAAGGCGGAGTAAAAAACGCCAACGAGCGTGTGTATCCTGTGAACGAGATCGAGCGGGCCGTGGGCCAGCTGAACGAACAGATCTCTTCTGGTTACAGCGTGCTCGGGGAAGTGGATCATCCTGATGATCTCAAAGTGAACCTGGACCGCGTGAGCCACATGATCGAATCGATGTGGATGGATGGTCCCAACGGTTACGGAAAGCTAAAAATACTGCCCACACCCATGGGCCAGCTGGTCAAAACCATGCTGGAGTCGGGTGTGAAGCTAGGAGTTTCAAGCCGCGGTAGCGGAAACGTGAACGAGGCTAATGGACATGTCAGTGACTTTGAAATCGTCACTGTCGATGTTGTTGCCCAACCCAGTGCGCCAAACGCATATCCCAAAGCCATCTATGAAGGACTGATGAACATGAAATATGGTCCAGCAGTGCTCGAAATGGCCCGGGAAGCTGGCCAGGACAACAAGGTACAGAGATATTTGAAAGAGGAAGTGAAACGCCTCATCAAAGATCTCAAAATCTAGGAGAAACGCATGTTAGATGCACTCAAGCCACTACTAGATAGCGATCTGATCAACGAGGACACTCGGAAAGAAATTTCCGAAGCTTGGGAAGCCAAGCTGACCGAGGCTCGTGAACAGGTGCGTGCAGAACTAAGAGAAGAGTTTGCACAACGCTATGAGCATGACAAGACAGTAATGGTGGAAGCCCTAGATCGCATGGTAACAGAAGGTCTCACCGCAGAGATCCAAGCAGTAGCGACCGAACGGAAGCAGCTGGAAGAGGATCGCGTCCGAGGTCAACTCAAGCTGAAAGAGTCTGCCACCAAGTTCAACAACTTCATGGTGACAAAGCTGGCTGAAGAGATTGGAGAACTGCGCAAGGACAGGAAATCGCACACCGAGGGCATGCAACGGCTCGAGAAGTTCGTGGTGCGAGCACTGGCCGAAGAGATCATGGAGTTCCAGCAAGACAAACGCGACCTGGTGGAAACCAAGGTACGCCTGGTAGCTGGCGCCCGTGACAAACTGGAAGGTCTCAAGGCACGATTCGTGAAAGAATCCGCTGCCAAGATGAGCCAGGCTGTTGCCAAGCATCTCAAGGCTGAACTCAGCCAACTGCAAGAAGACATCAAGATCGCTCGTGAGAACTCGTTTGGTCGCCGCATATTCGAGGCCTATGCCGCAGAATTTGGCTCCACGCATCTCAACGAGAACGCAGAAGTACGTAAGCTGCGTGCCGAGATTGACGCCAAAGATCAGCAGCTGGCCGAAGCCACCCGCTCTGCCGAGGAGAAACAGTCCATCGTGGAGAGCAAAGAGCGTGAGATCCGCATGATCAAGGAATCCAATGAGCGTGAAACGACCATGGAAGAATTGCTCGCACCCCTCAATGAGGAAAAGCGCGAAGTCATGAAGAATCTCTTGGAAAGCGTGCAGACAGCCCGTCTGAAAGGCGCTTTCGAGAAGTATCTACCAGCAGTGCTCGCAGAAGGCAAGCCCGCGAAAGCTCGACAGGTAATCGCTGAAAACCACCGAGCAGTGACTGGTGATAAAAATGTCAAGGCAGTTGAAGATGGAGAGACTCGTTCCAACGTGATCGACATCAAACGCCTGGCAGGTCTGTGATAGTAAAAAGGAGACTCTTATGTCACAAGAACTATTAGAAAGCCGTTGGGACGAGACCAAAGATGCACTCATGGAAGGCCTCAAAGGTCCCCGTCGCAACACCATGGGTGTGATCCTCGAGAACACCCGCAGGTACCTGAAAGAGAACGCAACTTCGGGTTCTACCATGAGCGGCAACATCGCCACTCTCAACCGTGTGATCCTCCCGGTCATCCGACGGGTCATGCCCACTGTGATCGCTAACGAGATCGTTGGCGTGCAGCCCATGACCGGTCCCGTGGGACAGATCCACACGCTGCGTGTTCGCTATGCCAACACCATGACTGACCAATCAGCTGCTAGCACAAGCACCACAGCTGGTGAAGAGGCGCTATCGCCCTTCAAGATCGCCCAGGCCTACTCCTCGGCAAGCTCGGTCTCATCTGGTACAGTGAGTGCGACGCAGACACGCTACACTGGTGCAGACACCTCGATCATGGAAGGCACAGGCGGTCGCCAGATCTCCGTGCAGATCCTGAAGCAGGCCGTGGAAGCCAAGACACGCAAACTGCAGGCTCGCTGGACGTTTGAAGCAGCCCAAGACGCACAGGCCATGCATGGTATCGACGTAGAAGCCGAGATCATGGCAGCACTGGCACAAGAGATCACGGCTGAGATCGACCAAGAGATCCTGTTATCTCTGCGCAGCCTGGCATCGACAGAGTTCACATACAACCAAGCTACCGTTTCAGGTACAGCCACATTCGTTGGTGACGAGCATGCCGCCCTGGCAGTCTTGGTCAACCGGGTGGCCAACCTGATCGCTCAGCGCACACGTCGTGGTGCCGGTAACTTTGCTGTGGTGAGCCCTGCTAGCTTGACCGTGCTCCAGTCGGCAACGACCTCCGCTTTCGCTCGTACCACAGAAGGTACTTTCGAAGCACCCACCAACACCAAGTTCGTTGGAACCTTGAACGGCGCCATGCGCGTGTTCGTTGACAGCTACGCTTCGGATTCAACACCCGTGCTAGTTGGCTACAAAGGTTCTTCAGAGGCTGATGCAGCGGCATTCTACTGCCCCTACATCCCCCTGATGAGCTCTGGCGTCGTGCTGGATCCCACATCGTTCGAACCAGTCGTTTCGTTTATGACTCGTTATGGGTACATCGAATTGACCAACACTGCATCTTCGTTTGGCAACGCTGGCGATTATGTTGGGGAAATCGCGGTCCAAAATCTATCATTTAGTTGATCGATTATACTTTCTAGAGATAGAAAGAGCAGAAAAGGGCCGCAAGGCCCTTTTTTGTTGAGCATATAAATGGGCGATATTGCTGTATAGAACTAAATAACAATATGAAATCCTACACCTATCTTGTCAAACACAAGCCCACTGGCAGAGTCTACTATGGCATGCGTGCCGCAAACAAAGTAGAACCAGAGCAGGACCTATGGCAACACTACTTTACCAGCAGCCCAAAAGTACAGCAACTCATTGAAGAAACTGGTCGAGAAAGTTTTGACGTGGAGATCCGCAAGGTATTTGAGACAAAAGAGCAAGCAGTGTTTTGGGAAACCCGCGTGCTACGTCGCTGTCGTGTGTTAGAAGATGATCGCTGGATCAATCAGAACATTGCAGGATATATTGTGCCTACAGAGGAAAGTCGCAGAAAGATTAGTGACTACCATAAAGGCAAAGCGAAAAGTGATGAACACAAAAAAAATCTGAGTGAATCTCAAAAAGGCAAATCAAAAACTAACTCTAAAAATCAAACTTTAGAATATCGTGCTCTTATGTCTAAACTCAAATCTGGAGAAAACAACGCTATGTATGGTAAACACCATTCAGAAGAAACCAAGGCCAAGATAGGAGCATTGATGAGTGAACGCATTCGCGGAGATAACAATCCAATGAGAAAAGTTGAATGGACGGCAGAACGCAAAGAACGCATGAGGCAAGTAAGGGCCAAACGTGGACCAGTGACAGCGGAACAGATTGAAAAAACAGCGGCAAAAAATAGAGGTAAAACACGTACACCAGAACAGCGCGCAAAAATTGCTGCTGCTCTACGAGCACATCATGCGAATAAAAAATCCTAATCCCCGCTGGCACGGTGACCGCTGCGCCAACCGCGCATAAGTAACTCGCAAGGAGACCCGCCATGGCCTGGACCGCAGACATCAAGATCACGAACAAGACCACATACAACATAACCGTCACACATAACACCACGGGTGATCTAGCCACCATAGCCCCCAGTGACACATGGACCTGGTCAACCAGCGATGTCAACAACACCATGGCCCTGAAGTTCTGGCAGCAGCCTGCGGTGTACTACATGCAAGGCAGCCTGGCCTTTGGTCCCGAGGCGGGTGTGTACATGGATCGAGGCTGGTTGGAACCCAACCAGCAGGACATGACCTTGGGTGCGGATGCCAACGGCACGCTATACACCCAATCACAGAACGGTGGCCATACCGTGCTGGCCTGGAACCAGTTTGAATCAGGTGGTTCGATCAACATGACTTTCTCCCAGGCCGCATGACCGTAAATAGAGCATGCCCACTTTTGTCACGCCCTACTCAGGCACAGCCCAGCTCACGGCCTCTAACGGCCTTGAGGTAATAGAACAAGGGCGCTGGCTGTACAGCCAGTTCTCCTACGCTGATGGTGCGACCTTTGGGGTGACCTTGGCGTTCCCCACGCGCGATCTCCTGGGGCCCTACTATGACATCGCGGCCAATCCACCCCCTCCGGGACCGTTGGAAAGTGGGCTCCTGCATCTGCGGGCACAGGACTGGACCATAGCCGACATTGGCAACGAGCTTACCAGCTATACCCCACCGGGTGGGCCCACATATGGTCCTGACCGCTGCAGGATCACGGTCACGGGTTATTGGTGGGTGATTAGGTCACCGATTTCAGCTTCATACAACAGTTTTGGTGTGCGATATGGCGGCAGGACCGAGACGGACCAAGGTGGCCGAGACATGGGGGCGGACCTCTTGACCTATCAGGCCCAGCCCGCGACCTACGTCAAGCAAGGTGCTGCGGTGGTGGGAGGAGCGATCGATACCTTCTCGGATCATGTGTTCTTCTGCAGGATCACGGAATCCGCCACCACTGTGAACTCAAATCGCGCGTTCACATCAAATACCAGCGCGAGACCGGTCTGGGCCTATGCTTATGCCAAGAGCTGGCAGACTGACTAGATCTTGAACAGGCCGATCCAGCGGCTGACTTGATCGATCACGGGACTCCACGCACTGATCTCAGGTTGGCGGAACAGGCGTGCGCTAGGATACCAAGGGCTGTCGCTCCGATCCAGCAGCCAACGCCAATCTACCGCATAAGTATTCAGCATGATCCAGGTGGGTCGCCCCATGGCTCCGGCCAGGTGGCTGATGGCAGTATCAACTGATATCACCAGATCTAGATTATCCATCAGCGCTGCTGTGTCGGCCATGTCTTGTATGGTGCCGGGATAGCTCTCGATCGAGGTATCCGCCAGGTGGGCCATCTCTTGATCGGTGGCATCCACCTGCAGATTGATCCATTGGTGCTGGGGGTGTCGCTGGATGAGATCTCTTATGTGTTCCACGGGCACTGCCTTGTGCTGATTGATCCAGGTGTCACGGCGGCCGGACCAGGAGATTCCGATCCTGAGCCGCTGTTTGGGCCCCAGGCGCTGGCGCCAGACCTCGCGGCGATCGGGCGCGGCCGCGATGTAGTTCAACACCTGCTCAAAGTTGTTATAAGTCTGGCGGAATATGGCCGGGAGGCTCATGATGGGTGCCCAGTAGTCGAAGCCAGGCAAGGCATCACCTATGGCCAGGGTGCGACCCAGGGCCTGGGGGTCGCGCAGCAAGGCCACCAGACCGCCGGGCACCGCCAAGGTCACGTCTATACCCTGCTGGCTGCAGGTCAGGGCATATCTAGCGAACTGGATTGAGTCACCCAAGCCCTGCTCGCCTATGATCAAGAGCGTGCGGCCCCGGATGTCCTCGCCCTGCCAGCGTGGTTGTTCAAACTGTGGCAGGGTTCCGGCCAGGTGCTCAAAGTTCCAGCGGCTCTCATAGGCCGGCCAGCCTTGTGCTAGATCTCCGGCCAGGAGCAGGGCCACGGCGAGATTGAACGGAGCCACGGTGTTGGTGGGATCTATGGCCTGCGCATGCTGGAGGAATGGTATGGCGCGCCGCGGCTGCCCCAGCTCGCGTAACACATTACCATAATTGTTCCAGGCCGAGAAGTGGTCGGGGTTGATCAGGAAGGCCTGACCATAGCACTGCAAGGCTTCCCATGGCCGCACCTGCGCTCGCAGGGCGTTGCCCTGTTCGATCAATTCATCCGCTGTCATGCGGATATTTACGGTGCCTATAACTACCGACCAACAGAACTAAATACTCCTAACGCACCTGGCGTTTTATGCGGTCTCACCCGCCGCGTACCGGATAGAACCCGGATCGGACTTCTTTATAGGAGAAAACAAAATGGGACGTCCTCTCAAAATCCAGAAATATTCTGCCATGACCGGCATCTTCGTGTCGGGTCCAACCGCCGAAGCCACACCCGTTGACCAGGCCTTCAATCCTTGGTCCGCGCTGAC